ATCGTATACCTAAAAAAAATGCTCCTTAAATTAGATATTTTTAGTACTTATTTTTTTGATTAAAAGTCGATTTTTCGCAGATATAAAAATTTGACCAAAAGTCAGTCCTCACATTTGAACATTTAAGAAATTACTCTCCCTCATTAAAATAATATAAAAACTGTGCATACTATACATTATTTCTTGTAAGCATTGTTATATAAGGCTTAATCCATGTATGGTTTATATTTTTACTGTCCATAAAAACAAAAAAACCGCCAATCAAGGTAGTTAAAGAATAGCAATTATAATTTTAGTGGATTAATTTTCGTTTAAAAATATTCAATATCTGCGGTTTCCACATATTTGAAACACCCATTTAAGAAATCTTTTTTAACAATATGGCATTTAAATATTATTTTTACAGATAAAACTACAATAAAAGCAATATAATTTGCAACATAACCAAGTTCCAGTTATAGGAATACTATTAATAACTCCTCGATAATGTGAGTTAATTAATGTTGATGTATGTATGAGCGAATTACTTGTCTACTAATTGATTAAGATTAATTACGATATCTTTCAAATTCAGGATCAAATTTACTTTCATTTTTTTATTAAGGCAGTTCAATGTACCAACCCTAAAATCGTTAGTAACTTTACCAATGCTATAATCACCTCAGCCATACAACGTAAAGCAAGCTAAAGACAACAATTTAATTCTCTTATCTACAGTATCTAATATTTAACTGGAAATTAAAGATCGATTAAGTGATCTATTTTATTATCTGGATATAAATAATTATAATACAAAAGTAGTTCATCTAATTTTAGGTTGAAATATTCAAATGAAATTGATAGATTAAAACCTAGCCCATTTAATTCTCCCAGTTCATTTAATTCAAAGAAAGATTTTTCAATCATCTCACCTAATAAATGCACATTTACTTCTTTGATTTTAGACATAATTATATAGCAATCACAATTAAATGCTCTTATCAAGGTTATGCATAATTTCTCAATAGAAATTGCATCAAAGTCATTGCATTCTGCATACTGATCATTAAATGACACATCGCAAGCTGACTTTTGGCGAATCATTAATTTTTGTCTATCCTGAATTTTCTTTATTTCAAACTTAATCCCTTCTGGGATTTCCTCTGCTACAGATATAGAACTTGGGAAATAACACCTCTCGAGTAAATCTTGCTTATCATTAGACATAATATATTCATCCATATTTATTATTTTTTATTGATATTATGTTATTTAATATACTTGAGCAATAAAAAAACTCATTCAAGAGTTTGAATTTTTTATATGGAAAAACATGATGCTATAATGAGAGACCTTTTTTAAGGTTTGCTCTTGTAATCCTTGTTCAGTTTTGAATTCAAACCATTTTTCAGTTATAAGATTAAGAGTATTGTTGCTAGCTTCATATTGAAGTTGCTTTTATTCTGCTTTATATTCTTGAATATCTATGCTTTGTCTAATCAGTCCTTGGGCTTTATTTAATAGATTTCTTGCTTGCTGTAGTGAAACCACAAAGTAACTACCAAAGCTAAGTAATGCCTCTTTTTTGGTATATGGGCGCGTATACTTAAAACACCAAATCTCAAAGTTATTTGCTCTGATTAAAAGGTATATACCGCCACCATCAAATGAAGAATAATCCTTATCTGTTTTGGCTAGGTTACTTTTATTTGTGTATCAGTTAATGGTAGAATTTTTCTTGCCATAATAATTTTTGGTATATGTTTTGTGAATATATTGCATTCATATAGCTAAAAATATAACTAAAATTTGGGTTATAAATTTATCTTACTGATGCTTAATAAATAATAAGATAGATTTAATGCTTTGTGTTTATTCGGTTCAATTTATTTTAAGGAATTTAACAGAGTGTTAATGCTGATTGATTTGGTGCAGTGGTCGGACTCGAACCGACACGCTTTTAAGGGCAGCGGATTTTGAATTCTGTAATCGTCTTTTAAAAAACAATAACTTAATTAAAAATCAATTAGTTAAAATTGTAATAAGCAACAATAAACACTAATATAAATCAGCTCTACCGCCATTTTACCGCCATTTATTTTATATTAGATAACGGATTTAATGTGGTTGCGTCTTCTAGATGATCGGGAGCTAAGTGGGCATATCGCATTGTTGTTTTAATATCTGTGTGCCCAAGTATTTTTTGCAATACTAAGATATTACCGCCATTCATCATAAAATGACTGGCAAAAGTATGACGCAATACATGCGTTAATTGCCCGTTCGGTAGCTCAATTTCAGCCCTTTCGATAGCTCTTTCAAAGGCTCGCTCATGACTACCGTTAAATATTTTATTGTTATCTTTTGGAATTAGCTCGTAAAGCTCTTTTGTGATAGGAACGGTTCGATTGCGTCGCCCTTTCGTTTTGGTATAGGTTATCTTATAAGGTGTTATCTGTGATAATTTTAGGTTAGCTATTTCTGACCATCTTGCCCCTGTAGACAATCCAATTTTCACCATTAACAGCAGGTTGCTAACGTTGCTATTGGAACATTCATCTAGTAAAGATTTTATCTGTTCATTAGATAAAAATGCCATTTCTGACTCATCAGTTTTAAACTGTTTGATATTTTTAACAGGATTCGGGCGATCCCACTCCCCTAACCTCGACAATTCATTGAACATAGCACGAAGATAAACCAACTCAAGGTTTAATGTACGTAATGATACATTTTTTACTGAATTCGTTCTGTAAATCTCGCCATTCATGCGCTTTTTTCGATAGTCTGTAAAGGTTTTGGTAGTAAAATCGCTGGCTAGCGGATCGCTAGTTGACTGGCAAATAAACCCCAATATCTTTTTTACTCGCTCACCGTCTTTTAGTGTCTGCCCATGCGATTGGTACCAAGTATTAACTAATTCAGACAATCGCCGCCGATCCTGCTTTTCAGCAATCCACGGTTTTGTAGCAGCTTGTTCCTCGATATAACGTTCATAAGCAAGTGCTTCGCCTTTTGTTGCAAATGTTTTGCGAATGCGCCTACTACCCTCTAAATATCTTTCAAACAGCCATTTGCCCGTTTTGGGATCTTTGCGTACAGTCATTTTTAATGATATTAAAAAACCCACAAAAGTGGGCTTTATTTAATTGTTGATATCAAACTTATGCTGACAATTTACCAGTTGACTTAGATTTCTTTAAACCACAACAGACATCACCATGAAAAATAGTCTTCTCTGGATGTTTATCGACAAAATTAAGCAACACATCCAAAGCTTTACCCATTCGAATAAAAACCTCTTGAGTTTCAAACTTTACAGCTGTTGATAAATCTTGTTTTTTCATTTTGTAACCTCTGATGTATAAAATTATTTTAGCTTGCTTTCTAAGATAGACAAATCTACAATCATATTTTGCCGATTTTTGGGGTCACTATCAAAGCCAAAAGTCTTGTAATAATTAATTAAACTAATAGCATTATTGTCTACATCTATCAATCTAATACGCTCTATTTCTATCGAAAATGACATTAAAAAAACCAAGGATAACACTAGAAACACCATTCTTCCCTTTAATTTGCAATTAACATCACTACGAGAAAATCGCTCTATACAATGAACATTAAATGTTTTTTCTTTTAAATCACACACACAAATTGAAGCACCTAAAAGAGCACTATTTGTGTTATCTCTAAATTTTACACAAAAATCGATTGCATTCTCTTCATTTGCATAAAGTGTAATAATGTTTTCCCAATTTAACAAGCTGTAACCACTTGCTAAGAATAGCCAATCATCATTATTAAATGGTCCAACAGCAACTTCCATATCTAATTTGTCAACAATCAATTGCAAATTACACAAAGCATTACTGTACACCTGACTTAGGTTAAGTGACATATTCTAATACCAATATGATTAAAGAGCATAAATATAACTAAACTACTATTAGGCTATATTAGTTTTATTTTCATTTGATTATTAAATCACATTCCAGATATGCGATCAATATTAAAATCGCTTTATTGGATATTAATAACAGTCAATAAGGGTCAATATAAATATATATAAGCACAAATGGAAACTTTTCAAGCTATCGAACTAAATTACCTTTTAGTAACTGATACTCATCATCAGTAATAGCACTACGGCTTTGTAACCGCTTGTTCTTCGATGTAATTCTCATATGCCAACGCTTCGCCTTTGGTGGCGAACGTTTTGCGGATGCGTCGTCCACCCTCTAAATACTTTTCAAATAGCCATTTGCCGTTTTTATCTTTTCTTATACTCATTAGTTTATTTCTATAAGTTCATCGTAAGTATACGTAATAGGAATTTTATCCTGTTGTTTTTCATGAGATGTCATATCTTTTTGAATAAATTCTGGAGAACCGTAATTTTTATCTTCAAAAGGAGCTGGTTGAAACATAGGAACCCAAGATATACTCGAAAAAGATCGATCAAGGTTTGATGGAACCATTATTTGATAAGCCACATTTCCAAATGCTATAAAAAAAACATAATTAGGATAATTAACAATTAAATTATTTTTTTTAAAAATAGTGAAAAGTAGTACGGGATTAGGTTTTGGACCAGGAATAAACGCACTTTGTAAAATAAGTGGTTTCATGAAGTGCCGACTATGATCAGGTGATAAAATCCATCGTATTGTATCTTTGAAATTATCAAGCTCTGTTTCAGGCATAATCGATAACGCCATTTTAACTAAACATTTGTATACTGCAGCGGGTATATATGGTTCTCTATCAAAAATAATTTCCATTTCTGAAGTGTCTTTTTTAAGAAATACATCATGGCTATTAATAACAGTTTGTATAAGAGGACCCTTTAAATTTTCATAAATAATTTTTGTTTGGTGATTTCTAGATTTATAATTTGGGACTTTCTTTTTACCTTTTATTTGCCCAATTGTTCTATATATTTTTGTGTAATGGTCAAAATGATTTTCAAGATTTTCAGAGAAAAACTTATTACAACTATCGCATTCATTTAATAGGATAACACTTTTATTACCCAAACTTTCTGGAATAGCATGAGCAACCGTTTTAAATTGTACATCAGGGGCTTTTTTACCACAAAAACGACAGGGTTGATTCTTGTCGCCTAATTTTATTTTAGGAGCATCTATCCCGATATTAGGGGTTTCTAATATAACATAATTTTTCTCAAAAAAATCCCAACGTTCTTTCATTGTTTGCATCTATATCTCCACTGTCTAATTTAACTTCAAAAAAATCCAATAAACCAACTTAAAATATCTTAAAAATACTACCTTTTAGTCACTGATACTCATCATCAGTAATAGCACCGTCTTTTTTTAATGCTGCGATTCGTTCCAGTTTTTCTAAATCTTCGCTTGAAAGTTCAATAGATTTATTTTCTTTATTAATCCCCGCAATTTTTGAATCCCCTTCACCAGAACATAACCATTGAAGATCTGCGCCTGTTTCCAGTGAACATTGAATTACGTATTTAGCGGGAAAAGAGTTTCTCAAAATTCTATTTGTTATCACGCTTGAACCAACATTAAAGTGAGCACATAAAGCTTTAACTGTTTTTAATTTATAAGTTTGAACCATTCTGTTAACTACTTTTTTGCAATTGTCAAAATTAACCATTTAGAGATCTTTTAAAAAAAACGCCAATTAATAACCAAATTGTGTTTACGCAAACTAAAATGTGTCCTAGGTTAAATAAAAACACATTTTGGTAATTATCAAACACCAATAAGCATAAATAAACACTAATTAAAGGATTAAACACTATGACAGTTCAAATTGCAATAGCTATACCTGCCCCATTTGTCACGGCTCAGCAATTCGCCGATTTGGCAAAAATGCCAGTGGCAACGGTTAAAAATAAAATTCGACGCGGTGAATTTCCCATCCGTAAGAAGAAGAGAAGAGAAGAGCAGCGCAGGAACGGCCAGCCGTGAAATCCCGTTGATAAATATGGTGGCCTTAACGTTAGAGGGGCAGCCAGCTACAAAGGTAATCTAGTAGTCAACATTGAGGGAGTGGAATAATGAGTCACGCTATCTATTTGAGTCCGAAATCAGCCGGAATATCTTCAGTAATTTATATCAATACCAATAAACACAACGCTAATGGCTGGGTCGAAAAACCAAACGGGAGCGTTATCAAATTAAATGGGTTAAATGGTGATGAAAATGGAAAACCAAGAAAACAGCAACACCAATAATCATCGCAGCTTTTTGCGTGAGTTTCACCAAATCCTGAGCGGTAAACGTAGCTTAGCTAGAGCAGCATTTAATCGATTAAAACCCGGTCAAAAACGGCTGTTATTAGAGGCGTCAGGCATAAAACAACCCACAACAATGATTTATAACCATGACGGTAGCCGATTTGCATGTACGTTGCCTACGAATTATGACCATTTGTCAGATAAAGAGCTTGATAGTTTATCAGTTGGTTGGCGCAGATTGCAATCAATCATTAATGCATTTACACTTTGTGAACACGAAGATTTTAAAAAAAACATAAAGAATCAATAAAAAAGGTGCTGCAAAAACAGTAAATGGGCAAGATATACCGCCGATAACAATCACCAGAAAACTTGGTGATCAGCATCGATTTGCCATCGCTGATCGCAAAGCATATACAGGCGTAAAAGCGTATTGGATTGATTATAGGCAACAAAAATAACAACAAGCAAAAACTACAAGAAAACCGAAAAATAAAGCACAAAACCAAAATAAACAAAACGACAATGGTGTCTTGGTCGGCGCAGACGGCAACGTGAAGATATTACGGCATACATACGCTAGCAAACAAAATGCATACCGCGCCGCGCGTAATGAATGGGAAAAATTACAGCGGGGAGCATCACAATTTAGCATTAATCTAGCCGAGAACCGTCCAAATATGTACCCAGAGATGCCCGTAGAAGTTACAAGATTTAAAAAAGAGATTGACTCCATCCTGTGGACAATAACCAGATGCACTCACACGCTAAATAGTGCTACTGGATACAGTACATTTGTAG